GTCTACGACCTGGCAATAGAGCTTAGACTCCCCTATAACCCACCGGTCAAGATCGGTGGCCCGAAGTACAGGCGGATCAAGCAGCTAGCAAAAGAAGGCTTCGACGTCTCCGACATTGGCAAGATCTACAGAATTGCAGAACCCTCAATAATCAGGATTCTCAAGAGTGAAGAAAGAGTGGACGATAGTCCAAGACACTAGGGAGAAGAAACCCCTACGGTTTCCTGCCAACCTACGCGTCTTGGACGATCACACAGCCCCCCATAGGGTACGGATGGTTACGGTTCGACTTCACACGGTGAAGGAGAAGCTAGATACCGGTGATTACTTGCTGCGGGGGTTCGAGTCCACTACCATAATCGAGCGTAAGGGTAGCCTGCGTGAGGTTGCCAATAACTGCCTTTCCAGGGCAGACAGACCCCGATTCGTGGAGTGCCTGACTCGGCTAAGAGACTCCTGCAAACACCCCGTTATCATGCTAGAGGGCACCCCTCTAAGTATGGCAAGGGTGCAGCGAGGAGTACAAGAACCCGACGCAGCCGTCGACGCACTCCTAAGACTTGTGAGAGAGTACAGAATAGAACTTCTACTACTTCCAGGATCGACACACTCACACCGTAGAGCGTGCGCGAACTGGGTAGCAAGAGCCCTCATAGCTGGAGCCCTGAACGATGCCTGACTTCAACAACACATTTATCTGGAACGAACCTGCCATAGGTTCAGGTGCTTCCTCCATCGGCAGCAACATCTTCGTATTGCACTCGGCTGCAGCCAGCCCTGACGCCAAGTGGAATGAGCCTTTGGTCCTAGCCGGTTCTGGCACTAACAGTTACGTCTGTTCTGTTCCTTATGGACTGAACCTCGAGATGTACATCTGTTCTAGTACAGAGGCTAACCACACCTTCGAGATTGGAGTCTTCGGAAAGACTCCGGTTAAGAGTGGTGCGACAGGGTCTGCTAGGAACTGGCCCAACGACCTCTCCGCTTCTTTCGAAGAGAACGCAGACTTCTGGATCCCACTTCAGAATCTCGAGGCCGATTGGGTAGCGAAGGACAATCCATCTGAAGCTACCGATCAAGCCAACTTCATCACCATGTCACTACATTCGACAGCGGCGATGACTGACGATCGTGGGATGTTCTTGGGTCCCCGTACTGCTGTCTACACAGCGGGGTGCACCCACGTAGTCGTTGGTGTAAAGAGTGACGACAGCCACGGTGGCACCGCTATGGTGCTGGGAAGGTTTGTAGGCTGATGCCCGCACCAAGACCCTCACGAAGACCCGGTATGAGACCCAAGAAGGGCGTAGGCCCTAAGTCCAAGTACCGAAGTACTTGGTCACCCAACGTCCAAAGCGGTACTAAGAAAAAGAAGAAGAAGAAGTAATGGCTGGTTACTACGCAAAGCCCAAGAAGAAGTTGAAGAAGAAGAAGCCGGTTACAAGGGGTCGGCCTACCAAACGAAAACTACGGACGAGTAAATAGGGGGGAAAGGGATAGCTATGAAAAAGAAGTTGACTGGAATCGCCGCGTCCGCCGCTAAGAAGGCCAAAGTTGGCAGATCGAGACGGCAACGTCAAACTACAAAGAAGTCGAGACGTGCTGGTGGCGGGAAGTAATGGCTAAGAAGAAGGCCAAGAAGAAGGTCACCAAGAAGAAGAAGAAGCGGAAGACCCCCGTCTATTACGACGAAAAGAAGTCGGGTATTCGTTCAACTATCGGTCGAAGTCGACCGATTAGGAAGGTAACCAGCGGTGGGATGGGTGGATGACAAATGTCTTCAACGAACGGCTGGTCAGAATACAAGAAGCTTGTAGTCCTTGAGTTAAGCCGTAACGGCAAGAAGCTCAATGACATCGAGAGCCGACTCAACAAGATAGAGCGGAATCTGTCTGACATACGAGCGAGGATTTATGTGGCATCTTCAATTGCCGCCATCATCTTCAGCGGTATAGTCACGCTTTCTCTACGGTTCCTTGTTCAATGAGATTACTTACTCTCTCTTCCTTCTCTCTACTTGCGGGCTGTAGCTCAGTCTCCCGCCTATTCGACGTCAAACCTGCGGGTGGGGCCATCGAATCGGTGACAGGCGGTGTTACAACTACAGCAAGTAACCTCTCAATGCTCTCGGGTATTGGGGGGCTTTCAATCCTGGGGGGAATTGTACTACTGGTGGTCACATCAGGACGTAAGGGTTGGTACCCTATACTAGGTGGTATCCTCCTCATAGTCCTGAATGTAATAATCCAACAGTACTTCCACTTGATCGCTATCCCCATAGTGGTGGCTAGCGGAATCGTCAGTGCGGTTTGGGCCTACCGTTCACTGGTGCAAGCAAAAGAGGTCCGCAATGGAAAGGGGTTTCTGCCATGGTTGCGACCATCGCTGGAAACGAGGATTTCTGGATGACCGTTGTATTCTGCGCCGCTGCATTCGTAGCAGGCGTATGGGGACGACCCTGGGTCATGAAGGCTCTCGGAATGTCTTGTTCCGGTAAGTAAAGGACGAACACAGGAGATTTCCAATGCCCCCTGAAACCAGCGAAGTTTCGATACCTAAGGGAAGGGGTCGAGATTCTAAAGAGTGGATGGAGTACCACGGTTACGTGGCTACGACTCCTTCCATCCGCTCCTCTGATTACGAGGGGGTTCTCCATTGTCCTTTCCAGTACTACTTGTCCCGAAGACTAGGGCTCAGCCCTGCTCTTAGGTGGTCCAAAGCTCTAAGTCGAGGCTCTTGGTTTCACAAGCGTCTCGAACTTTACCGGGAGGAGGGTTGGGTAGCTTCCCAGCACATGGAAGCACAACTCCAGGACCGCTTGGAAGAACTCAGAGAAATTTGCAAAGCACGAGGAATTAAGGGTTCTTCTCGGGACGAGATACTGGATAGAGAGAAGAAGGACTTCAAGTGTGCGCTCGGGTGGTACGACGCTGCCATGGAGCTCCCGTTTGGAGACAGGCAGGTAAGCCTGCTGTCCTTCATCAGTCAACCACACTTCCGCAACCTCGGCTCCGAGGTCGGAGTCCGACTACACATGCCACAAATAGCACCGACCGAGAGGGTCATGCTTACGGCCATGTACGACATCCTCCTGTACCACGAGGTACAGAACACCATCTTCATAGTGGACGCCAAGACTTGTAGCGAATCTCCAGTAGATAGGCTGTCCACCTGTCCCCTCGAGTTCCAAACCCAGCACTACATGATGGTGCTCAAGTACGCACTCGAAGCCAACCTTCTCCAGCCCCTCTACAACCTACCCGAGGACGTGAGAGTGGGGGGTATGATTCACATGGCTATCCAGAAACCCACAATAGAATTTGGGATGAAGGATAGAGACTACGAAGAGAAGGAACACACCCTCACTCGCGGTCCCCGCAAGGGACAGGTAGAGATGCGTCGTACCTATATGGGAGAACCCCGGTTCGAGAACTACCTAGAACGATGCAAGAACTGGTACCGAGCTACAGGAGAATACGAACACCTGGCACCCAAGTGGTCTTCGTCTCCTCCCGTCAACATCTCACTGACCTATGGCTCGACCCTGCTCGACCAAGACTACCTCGACGAATATCTCTCGAGAGTCTCGGTCATCCGACACTACGCAAAGTGTCATCCCATTCCGAAAAACTTCCCGAGGTCAGCATCCCACCTGCGCCAGTTTGGTAAACTCTCCCCCTTTGCTCCCTTCTACTTAGTGCACCCACGCGAGTGGCCGGGGATCATAGAGAGAGAAGGGTTCATCCAACTCGACAGAGATGAGGATGTAGACTTCAAGATCGACGCTTCGTACGCCGCCCGCTAATCGCGGGGGCGGCGTACTCCACAGAAGGAGGACACATGGCAAGCAATCCATTGGCGGTGTTCAAGGATGAGATCCTCAACCGCATCATCTATCCCAAGTTCCTAGACATCCTTGCAAAGGAGGGCGCCAGTAACATCGGCGACCTGCACGAGAAGTTTAGGAAGAAGTACGAGTGCGCAGTCTCTGCGAAGGAATTCAGAAAGTGGTGTGACACCCTCAATTTGGAGCCTCACGCGAGAGTACAATGGACTACTCGTGCTGAAGAACAAAGAATGTCCCCACCAGAGAGACCTCTGTGGGATACAACCTCACCAGACTCAGCTTCTGCCCAGCTCTCGGATGTCACAACAGACACCATCAACGAGTTCTTGGACCCAGAGATTAAGTTTGATAACGAAGTCTAATACAGGAGACGACCGATGCCTCAAGACCTAGCGGTCGGCAAGACCGTGGCCGAGAAATTCTCAGGCCTCGGTTTCTCAGCCAAAAAGATGGTGCATCCCCCCGGCAAGCTTCTCGGCTTGCTCGTCGGTATGCCAGGAACAGGAAAGTCTTCGTTCGTACAAAGTAACCCGGACGCTTTCATCATTAACACAGACGGTAGCAGCACCACGAACCCGAATCCGCAAGCCTGCATCTGGCCCGGCATCACCGCCAATGGCGAACCCATGGACATAGGTGGAGCCAAGATGGTCCTTGATTGGGAAACCATACTCAAGAAGAAGGACCAACTAGTCCATATGGCAGGAAATAGCAGCACACCACGTCCCGCCACAGTCATACTCGATTCCCTTGGACCGAGCATTCAACTGGTAAAGGACTACGTAACAAAGAAGGCGGGCAAGCAGAACTGGAAAGAACTCGATGGTCGACGCGCATGGGACGATGTCTATGAAGGACTCCTACGATTCGCTCTCGACCTCCGGCAGCACGGCTACGGGTTCTACTTCATCTGCCACCTAGTGAACTCAAAGATCCCATTGGGAGACGACCGCTATACCATCCGACCTGAACTGACAATCACCGACAACTTCTACAAGCGACTGTTCCCCCTCTTCGAACTCGTAGCAGCGTTCGAGTCCAAGTGGGTAAGCGAGTCCAAGGTAGTACAGATGCCGGGTGTCGGAGGTAAGCCGGGGCCCAAGAGAACAGAAACAGTCAAGAGCCAAAAGCATTACATGACCATCAACGACGAGACACTTGCAGGAATCATTAAGTGTCGTGTCAATCTTCCGGACCAGATGGAGTTACCTCAGGAGGCAG